TGATAACCCGAGGTGGTTTGGCCTTCTTTACTCTTTGGACGCTGGAGACGATTGGCGAGATGAAAAGGTATGGGCTAAAGCTAACCCGATGCACAATATCTCGGTCTCGCACGATGCGATTGTTGCCCGTTGCGAAGAAGCGAAGATTAAGCCTGCGGCACTTAACGAGTTTCTTTGCAAAACACTTAACGTCTATGTTTCTGCTGAAACCGCGTGGGTTGATCGCACACATTGGGATGAGTCTGTAGGGCTGACAGAAAGAGAACCTGAAGCTGTATTTATAGGTTTTGACCTAGCGGCGACACGAGATCTAAACGCTGTTTGTACATTAAAGAGGTTTGCCGAGGACGATTACGAGGCGGAGTGGAAGTTCTTTCTTCCCGAGGATGGCTTTGAATTACTACCCACTCATTATCAGGACATCTTCAGGCAAGCGATCAATTCGGGGGTCTTGCATATCACCGAAGGTAACGTGATGGACGATAGAGAGATTTCCGCGTATATTATTGGGCAAAGCCAGAAATACGACATAAAAGAAGTAGGCTACGACGCTTATAATGCTGCGGCTTTAGTAGCAAGGCTGTACGAAGTCGGAATGCCAGTTAAGAAAGTCGGTCAAGGAATGGCGGTGCTTTCTAACCCGTCAAAGCATGTCGAGCGACTCATTCTAAGCCACAAGATCAGACACGACGGAAACCCATTCTTAGGACATCAACTGGGCAATTGCGAAGTGTTTACAGACGTTCAAGGCAACATCAAAGTCAAGAAAGCCGGTGTGGATCGTCACGCTAAGGTTGACGGGATTATTGCCTTGATTATTGCGATGCACTGTAGTCTGGACAACCCGATGCCGTCTGAATCGTACGGATTCAGAGTTTTCTAGGGGTAAATATGGGCTTATTCGACGTATTTAAGCGTAAAACAGACAAAAAAGAGTCGAATTCGCTCTTTGGTAACACTGTTTTAGGCAATAACGTCATGCTCCGCGGTAAGGGGCAGGGCTACGGTTCTAACCAATTACTGTATGTAACGACCTCTGCTGTTAACGAAGCAGGGCGAACTGTCGACATAACGACACTTGCTAGAAACTCGACTGTGATGGCTTGCGTGGGAGCAAAAGCACGTTCTCTTGCTCAATTACCCGTCAAGATCATGTCTAAGCAGGCTGACGGCACGTTTGTAGACACACAGACCGATCCGAGCGTTCCAGAGCGCGAAAAGAGCCGAGCGGCAAGCGTTCTCAATTTACTTGCGAATCCTAATAACTTCCAGAGTCAATACGAGTTTTGGTATCAGTTCACGATGTGGCATGAGCTGGCCGGTGAGACTTTCGTATTACTTTGGAGGAAAGACGCGCAAGAGCCGACGCAGATCCCGCTGGAGATGTACGTCTTAGACTCGACGCTGATCGTACCGAGGATCTCAGAGACGCGTTATCCTTTCTACACGCTTACGAGTTCTTCTTACGGCTTCAACAAAGACGAGCCACTCAAATACTTTCAAGTCATGCACACGAAGAGCGAGCCGTGGCAAGGCTCCAGTTCGTTTAATCGCTTGCAAGCTGTTGAGTTGGTTTCCTTAGATCAGGACATCGACCTTTATTCCAACTTCATCATGCTTAACGGTGCAAAGCCATCGGGTTTATTTCGTACTGAGCAAGTCATCCCCGATTCAAAGTTCAAAGAGATTGCATCCCGCCTTAAAGAAGCGTGGACGAACATGCTTAACAGTCAGCCTTCGGATCAGAGTAAGCCGGGGCAGTCGATGTTGTTGGATCAGGGCATGACCTACGAAGCTATTAAGCCTCTAACGCTTCAGGATGTGGATGCAAGAGAGCTTAAGAAACAAACAATGACGCGTATCTGTGGATTGTTTGGTGTGCCTCCGGCGATGATCGGAGTCGGCGAGTCAAAGTACAACAATACCCAAACGATGCTAGATGAGTTCTACAAGTCAACGATGATGCCGTTCATTACGAACGTTGAGCAGCGGTTAAAATTGTCGCTGTTGAAGGGCTATCCGAATTTACACGTTCAGTTTCAGACGCAAGACTTCTTGAAGGGCGCTCCGCTAGATCAGATGAATTACGTCGTTGCAGGAGTCAAGAATGGGATTCTTACGCAGAATGAGGCGCGTGAATATTTGGGACTTAATTCTCTTGATGGTGCTGATGATCTGTTGCTTGCCGCTGGTAGCGATGGCCCTATTCCCGGCAGCTCTCCGCAAGACACAGGCGGTGGTGGAAACCTTAAGGTGGTCGGTAAAACAGGCAGAGCCGGAAATGCTTAAGGATCTATTGGAGAAACTCAAGGCCGCGGCAGATAAGAGGAAGCCAAAGCCTAAGTTGGTAGATGGAATGGTTAAAAAGGAACCTATCAATGGCTAAGAACATCACTTTTTTCTACGAAGCCAAAGTTGAGTTAGGCCGCAAGGCTGACGAGGCGACGGGCGAACCTATGGGTGAAATCGAAGCCACACTTACGACGTGGGGCGCGAGAGAGGGCGCTGACGGTCGACGGTTTTTTTATACGCCAGAGGCTTTTGAGGCGTGGCACGAGATGTGGCAAGAGTCGGGCAGACCGCTGCCGATGTACTTTCAACACTCAAGCGACATGATGCCCGTCGGCGAATGGTCACAGTTCGACATTACTGACGAGGGTATGACCGGGAAGGGCAAGATCTTCCTGAACACCACTTCCGGCTCGGATTTGTACACGATCATGAAGGAAAGCCCGCGGATGGTCGGCGGCGTTTCTGTTGGTGCTTATGCTGATGAGTATCAAATGGTGGATGAGAACGGTGAACCTACAGACGATCCCGACATGTTCTTTCAGATCGTCAAAGGTGGCCTAGCCGAGGTTTCTATCGTGATGCAGCCGAATAATCCGAAGGCTGAAATCAGCAAACTTGAATACTGGATGGACAACAAGCCCAATCCGAGAGTGATCGAGAAAGCCCTGCGTGATGCTGGACTTTCAAGAAAGGATGCCACCGCTGCATCCGCATTGCTGAAACAGATTATTGAACAACGTGATGTTGAATCTGTTAAGCAACCCGCTAACCCGAGTGATTCGGACGCAGCGGTGAAACTGCTAGAGGCGCTCGAATACCGCGAGCTGCTGAAAGCAATCGCAACCCGTTAGGAGAATCAAAATGTTGGAAAAAGTCATTGAAAAACTGGATGCAATCGAAGCATCTAGCGCTGCAAAACTTGCAGAAACCGCACAGGCTGTCGAGGCAAAAGTTGCCGAGGCTGTCGAGTCGCTTAAGACCGAAACAGAGGCAAAGATTGCCGCTTTAGAGGCAAAAGTTGCCGCTCCTTCGATCATCCGTCCTATTCACAAGACTGTCCGTGGCGAAGCAAATCGTCGCTTCAAGGACGTTCTTAAGGAGTACCTTAAGGCCGGTAACAATATTGAGCGCGAAGTCAAGATCTTTGAATCGGTTGACCAGTGCGAAGCGTACATCAAGGAAGCCTCGGCTCTTACGGGCTCCGGCTACGACGTTGGTGGCCGCACAGCTTACGATCCTGTATTCGCTGCAAAGCGTCTCGGAAATCCCTTGATGGATCTGTCGCGTATCGTTGCAACTGACGGTTCGGCTTATCAGTTCCGCGTCAAGACCGGCAATGCAGGTGCTCAGTGGGGTTACACCGTTCAGAATAACGGCACACCAACAACTGAAGCCACAAGCATTTGGCAGGTAATCCTCAAGGACTTGAACGCTCAGTTCCCCATCCGTACCGCAGCACTTGATGACATCGACGGCCTCGAGGCTAACGTTGTTGACGATATGCTGATGGAGTTCCAGCAGGCAATGGCAACCTCGATGATCCAGAACAACGATCAATCGGGAACCGGAACCTCTGTAACGACGGGCGGCGCTGATGGTCTGCGCGGTTTGGATCAATATGCCGGCGCTAATGCAACCTACACGGGTGGTTCTTGCTCGACGGCTGCTTTCGGCACTTCGGGAACTGCAACGACCAACGGTTTGCACTCGCTTGCTACCTACGACCAGTTGACCACGAACGCCAACACGGTTGCAGCTAACAATATCGTTTACAAAGATGTTGTTAACTTCATCTACAGCCTGCCACAGCAGTATTGGACTGCCAGCGCAGCATTCATGATCAACCCGATCCTGCTTCAGGGCATCCGCGGTCTTGTGGACGATCAAAAGCGTCCGATCTACATCGACGGTCTGTCGCGCACTGATGGCATCGTTGGTGAGTTGCTCGGCTTCAAGGTTGCAGTCAACAAGTACCTTGATAATCCCAGCCAGCCCACCACCGGCGCAGCAGGAACGACCAGCTACTATCCAATGTATTTCGGCGACTGGCAGCAGTTCCACACTATCGTTATGCGTCTCTCGATGGTTCTCCGTCGCTACGATCAAACCTTACCCGGTTCGATCACGTTCTACGGCGAGACTCGTGCAGCCACTTCGGTGCGCGATCCTAACGCTGGTGTGCGTTATCGTTCGACCGGCACGGCTGCTTGATAAAAGAGGGCGCAAGCCCTCTCCCTTTTGGAGAGATTATGAAACAGGTTATTTTGGAAGGCTTGAAAAAGGCTCTCCACGAGGGCAAAAGCACTGTCAACCTCGCGGAAGCCTCAGCCCTAACCGGCTCAGGCAGCGGGGTTGGTGGTCGCGTATATAACGAGGATGTTTTTGCATCCCTTCGTTACTGGAACCCATTTCGGGTTTATGCAAATCAAACAATGACGGCAGACTCGGATATTCAGTTTGTTGTCAAAACGGGTAACGCTGCTAACTCCACCAACCCGTGGGGATATACAGTCAACGCGAACTCAGGCTCACCCAACATCGCCACCAGTATCTGGCAGCTTCCGATGCGTGTCATTTCCGCTCAGATGCCAATCAGGGCAGCGGCGATGGATGACATTAACGGATTAGATGCGGCGCTTGTTGAAGATCTCGCGATGGAGTTTAGCCAGATCGAAGCCGCGTCGATGGCAATCAACAACGATCAGGCAGGCTCAACAACAACCTCTACGGGCGCGACAAACGGTCTTAGAGGCTTGAAGATGTACGCTGGCACTGCTGGATCATCCGCTGCTTACGGAACGTCAGGAACGGCCATTACAGCGGGCATACACACACTTAATACAGTGGGTTATACGCATTCAGGT